TTTTGAAGGTGGATTAAATTTAGCAATAACAACAGTTAAAAATTCATCCTCAGCGGGCATTTGATCTTCTTGCCCTACAGGTATTCTCTGAGGAGAAATTTGCTGACCCTGCGATTGTTGAGGTGAAATTTGTTGCTGCGCTGTTGCCGGGACTCCTCTCCCTTTACCTGCTTTGGGAGGAATATCTCTCTGACCAACTCTTTGACCTTTATTGAAAAATTTCAACTGCCCATCGACAGTTTTTGCAACAAACTCTCCCTGAGAATTATACCAATCTCCGTGCCCGTCCCCAACAAGACCAAGTTTTTTAGCTTGCTCGGATGCTCTGGTTTCTTTTGCTTCTAATATAAATTGGGAAAATTTCTTCATCTTATAGTGTTTCTAAGTATTTATTTAAATAACGATATTAATATTTTTATATTTTCCAATTATATAATTTGTTCCTTTTTCGCTGGCAGGAACTGCCTCAACTCTAATCCCTGGATATCTATGCGATCCTCGTACCCCAGAGATATTTGTTATTTTATATACAATATCTAAAGAATTCAGTTGCCTTACATTATCAATATATTTTGTACACTCAATAATTATACTGTTGTTCAAAAATGTAACGAAATTACTATTCCTTTGATCTATTTGTATTACTGCTCCATTATTCAATATATCATTTCCAAATACAACTTTTTCTTTAGATTTTTTATTCAAATCAACTATCAAAGTTTTTTTAGTACCGGATGTTTTATTAACAATCCTAAAAAATGGTTTATTATACTGCAATCCAAAGTTGTAATCTTTATGCACTAACACAGCGTTTTTAGCTTGCCCTGCTCTTATTACTTCATCCACAATTAAATCTACATCATTCCCTGCTAAAGAATCAGCAGATTGCCATGATTTAAAAGGAGTATTTTTTAGAGAAATTAAAAAATTTCCTGAAGAATGTTGAATATTAATATCCGCTTTTTTGTTCCCCGCAGTATCTTTACCAACAAAACTTATTTTAGTACATCCGAATAATTGTTTTTTTAATGTTTTTCCTTCATAAATTAAAATATCAATGCTTGTGATATTTTTAGGTATATTGTCTATTAGTGCGTTCTTCAATATTTGTTCTTGTATTGACGCAGAACCTTCTACTGGAAACATAAAAAAAATCCCCCCTCTTTCTTATATTTAGAAAGAGGGAGAAGAGATTTCTTTAATTGTTTTATGAGTTTCTTATCATATCATCCGCGAGTTTTACCCATATGTCTCAAGTATCCTTCTGGACCAGTTCGATCTCCTGGATCAACGTCTCTAGTCATAGTTCTAAGATTAGTTTGACGTTTGTTTATTATATCCCTCGCTTCAGATCTTCTTCGTCCCGCTGGACTGGTATTTCTTAGTTCAGATGTTGGCTTAGGCTCAGTTTCACCCCTATGTCTCAAGTATCCTTCTGGACCAATTCGATTTTTTGGATCCACTCCCTTAGTCATAGTTCCAATTTTAGTTTGATGAGTTATCATACCCCTCGCTGCAGATCTTCTTTGTGCTCTTCCATTTGCTTCATCAAGGATTTCTTCAATAATAATATCTCTCCAATCTTCACTCATATTAACCATAATTGCTTCTGCAGCATCTACAGAACTTGCATATCCTTCATCAAGCAAGTGAGAAAGAATAACATCATATACATCTACTTCCTCTGCTTGAGGTCTTCTTATAATTTCTCTAGAAAGTTTTGGTTTTGCCGATGACCCTTTAGGCAAACTAGATGCTGTTGGATTATTGATCGCTTTACCTTGAACCATTCCACGAACAGCATCAACCTCTCTAGTGGTAGAAAGATTAGGGCTCATAATCCTAGTTGGGTTTCCAGTTCTTGTATGTGGTTTTTGTTTAGTTTTTTCTAAAGCTTTTCTTGCTTCTTCTGGATTTCCTGGATTTACTGTAATAAGAGGCCCTTCTGTTTTTCCAGTACGATCTTTATATCCACTTCCATCACCCCTCTGTCCAGAAAGTGGTTTTGCTTGAGGTAATGGCTTTAATGGTTGTGGTTTATAAGGTTTTACACCTTCTGCTCTTGCCTCTTCGATATATGCCTCATACATTTCTTCCCAGGTATAATCGCTCAGATCATATCCTTCTTCTATAAGTGCATTTACCCACTCTTCAACTTCTTCCCAAACTTGCTCTTCAGTTAGTTCTAGTCTGGGTTGATAAACAGCAGAATATGCTTCCATCAGACCATATGCATCATTTCCAGTGAGTCTAGACATTTTTTTACAAATACTTTTTAGTTATTTATAAAAACAAATTATCTAATAGGTATTAGGTCAAATAACTCTGGATGAAGATTTCCATATTTTCTTATTATCTCACCCGCCTTTGCATTTGCTTCATTTTCACTGGAACTTCCTGCATTTCCATTTAGTTTTTTACCTTCACTTTGTTGCTTATGGTGAATATATTCGTGTGCTACTGTTCTTAAAATATCTATAGGATGACGATTGACAATACTAATAACAATTTTATCTGGATACATCATACCAAATGTTTTATTGTTTTTAGAAAAATCAACATCATCCACAAGAATAATTGGAATATTATAATTAAATTTAAGTTCTCTTTTTAAAAAGACCAAAAACTTTTTTAAAATTAACTCAAACTGATATTTTGTAGTTGGTCTTCCTTTTCTTTTTCCAATTAAAGACATTTTTTAAAATATTTATTTAAGCACCAAGAACAGCACCAATGTTATCATCAAGTTGTTGGATCACTCCACGAATGTCAGCAATACGAGGAGGAACACTTTCCTCATTGTAAGTATATCCTTTTTGGGAATCAAACAAAACTTGTCTAACTGCTGCTGCTGTGCGAGCATCCATTTTAATTGTTACTTGCTTTTCTTTAGTCACAGATCTCCCTCCTTACGATTTTCAGAACGTTCAATACTAAATGCACCTTCAGGATAACGGGCACTTAGTTTCTCAAAGTTCATTTGGATTACTTCTTCAAGAGAAATATCAAGTCCAATACACGCTTGAGAAACATACCATATAATGTCTCCAAGTTCTCGCTTCAGGTGAAACAGATTTTCTTCATTTACTGGTTTACCTTGAAAGACCATTTTCTTTACAATCTCAGTAAACTCACCTGCTTCGGCAGACATTCCTACAGCAGCAGTAAGCAGTCGCTCGGTAGGAAATCCCTCCACTTCAAGACTGTGGAGACGTGTGAGAAAATCACTATATTGTTTGCTAGGATTTGATGTAGTTGCATCAACAAAGTCAACGTATTTCTTAAGGTCAATAGTCATTAGAATTTAAATCCTTCAAATGTTTTCTTTGGTTTCTTTTCTTCATAATCATACTCTTCATCCTTTCCATTGTCAAGGATATCTTGTTGAGCAGATTGTTCGCAGTCATAAAGACGCATTTTCGCTCGGTCAATACCAACAACAAATCGCTTATGAATGGTTGGATCATTATAACGATTCTTAAGTTGCTTGACTAAAATTTGCCCGAGACCCTCAAGTTCCTCTGTGGAAATCAGAGCAAACATTAAGTCTGCAGTTGCAGGAAGACCGAAAGACTCAGAGGTATCAGTTAGTTCAACATCAGAGGAACCATAACCGGAACGAGTGGTCTGAGTGGCACTTACAATAGGAACACTAAATTCTACAGCAAGACCACGAAGTTCTTCTGCGATTGCTTTCACGAAAGTGTAAGAGTTAATATTTGAATTGCCGCGATACCTAGAAGAAGAACAAATATTAAGGTAGTCAATAAAGATAATATCTGGTCTGAATGATTTCTTAAGTGCAAGTTCATTCAACAACGCTTTAAAATGTCCGGCATGTGCGGAAGCAGTTGGATACTCTTTAATAATTAAGGTTCCTTGAGTTTTCTTTGAAAGGTTCGTTACCTTGTTTTCAAACATTTGCTTAGGAAGATCTACAATATCTTGAATGGGAACATTCAAGAGGTTTGCGTCAATTCTTTCAGCAATGCGTTCTTCTGCCATTTCCAGCGTAATGTACAGAACGTTCCTCCCTTGGAGCAAGACGGAGCTAGCCACATGGCACATGAATAGAGACTTGCCGACGCCCGTACCAGCAAGAGCGATGTTAAGAGTTTTGTTAGGGAGACCACCTTTCGTGATTTTGTTAAAGTATTCAAGATCAAATTCAATTTTATCCTCCTTTTTGTGATAAGACTCATATCTTTGTTCGTAGTCTTGGAGATAATCATGACCGACATGATTATCAAAACTTACAGCAAGAGCATCAGAAAGAATAGAAGGAATGCTGTCACGATTCTTCTTTTCGTCATTTCCATCTGCAATATGAATAGACTCCATAAGTGCCAAATAAATGGCACGATCTCTACACCACTTTTCAGTAGTATCAATTAACCAATTAAACTCAGCGGGAACATCTTCAAGACAAGAAATAATTTGAGTGATTTCTTTAAAAGACTGCTCGTTAATATCTGTTCTTTTTTCTACCTCAATGCAGAGAACTTCTTTTGTTGCAGGTTGATTATATTCTTGGACAAAAGATAATATTTCTTCAAATACAATTTTTTGATTTTGATCTTCAAAATATTCAGATTTAATAAAGGGTATTACTTTTCTGATATATTTTTCATTGTGTAAAAGGTTTCTAAGGATTAGAAACTCAACTTTCTCCATAACTAAATTCCTTACGTGCGATTTCGTCCAATTGTTGCATCACTTCTTCAGTGAAATATACTTCAGGTTCTTTTAGAATCTGTTTAGCATAAAGTTTCTTACCATCAATCTCATAGCGTCCTGCTACATTCTTCCAGAGTCCACCAATCTCACCAAGTTCCAGAAGACCATAGTAACGATCAAGGCCGCGCTCATCATAATACAGACGGACTTCAACATCTTTGTTCTCCTTACTCAAACGCGATTTAGCAGTCTTAGCTTTGATAATGTTTCCAACCACTTCCGTTCCATCTTTTTCTTTTTTCTTGCTGAGATAGATGATCGTAGACGCTGCGTATTTGAGTCCAGAACCTCCCCCCATTTCTTTCGTTGGTACGTAAGCTCCGATGACATCGTATGTATGATTTGTGACAATGAGTGGAACATTTGCTTGGCCTAGCTTAAGAGTTAACATTCGGAAAGCACCCTTAACAAGTTGCGATTTAGTCATATCACGAACTTGCTTATCGTTGAGTGCATCAGTGATTTCTTTCTCTGTGGAAAGCATTCCCAGAGAGTCTAACACAAACATACAAGGTTTGCGTTCTTCTACAGGTTTTTTTAAGTATAAGTCTACTGCTTTGAGCGCCTTAGTACGAAACTCTTCAATAGTAACAACGTTAACAACAACCAGACGAGAAGTATCAATTCCACGGGATTCTACAAGTGATTTAGTAATAGCGGCTTCAGTATCAAAATAGAGACAATAACCATCGGGATTGGTATCAAGAAAATTCTTAACAACGGCGAGGCTGAAGAAAGTTTTTCCAGTACTAGACTCTCCAGCAATAGCAGTAATCTTATTCCCAGATACACCACCAAGCACACTACCTGAAACCAGTGCGTTAAAAATAAACGAACCCGTATCAACATAACTCTCAGTTTCATCAATGTCTGCGGCAAGTTGAGTATACTCACCACCGATTTCTTTTACAATATCTTTAAGAAAATCCATCAAGCTACCATCCCGTATTCTTCACGAAGTATTTTTTTATAAGGAAGTCCCTGTTCTTTCAGTTCCTTCACAAGTTTTAGTTTCTGATACAATGCAGTGTCACCACCTAGAGACATTGCTTTTACAATTGAATCCAGTT